TATTATTATGAAAATCAATGGCAAGGATAGCAACCACAAAGTAGTCAGCCCTAATAGATAGAGAACTAGCAGGGTCCACCCCTGCATAGACTTCAACAGGTACAATCTCTTTTTCATCTCCCTTTTCCTTTACCAAGCAGTTCTGACCATCAATCCTCTCAAAGTCATAATGGTGTAACTTTATATATTCTGGTTTAAAAGGAGCACTATCAGGACTCTGGGCAATATTCATGTACTCCTGATAAAACCCATTCAGGTTTCCAACACTCTCATACTCTTCTTTAATGCTTAATATCCTGTCAACTGGGAATCTTGCAGGCCAGATGCTCTTCTCATCATCATCCCATATCGTATACCAAAGTGTTTTCCATGCAGCACTCTCTTTACCCCAATTCAAGAAACAATCTTCCGATATAACCGTGCCTATCATTATAATCCTACCATCATCACTTAAAGAAGGCACAACAGCTTCAGTAATCCACTTTCTATTCTTCACACGAGCTTCAGGAGTCATAGCATTAAGTTCTGACTCAAAATCATCAATTATAATAAGATTAGGACGAGTATCGCCTTCAATAAAACCACGAACCCTCTGACCAGTACCAACTGCGACTATTCTAGTCCCATTTGCAAGTATAATATCATTATTCGTCCATCTTGGAGCTGTTCTACTTCCTAGGTCTCCAAATGTTTCTCTAAAAGCATCTGACTGGTCTAAATGATACTTTATCCTACTTAAGAAGTTTATTGACTGAGCCTGAGATTCTGATATAACAACAATAAACAGGTCTTCGCTACCCTTAAATGCTAACTTCCAAAGAGGGAATATAAGAGAGCATACAGTCGACTTAGCAGTCCCACGAGGAGCTGCTATAAGTACCCTAGATACTTTTTCATCTCTAAGGTTCTTATATATCTCATTATGGAACAAAGGCGTAGTCCTTTTAAGAGCTGAAGGGAAACACAACTTCCCAAACAAGCTGATACTACTCCTGAACTTCTTGAGTACCTGTAACTGTTCGTATTGCTCTTCGTAATCCACTATTCTATATCCTGCTCCACAGTTTCAGTGGCAATTAACTTCTTTTCTTCTTCCTGTATCTTATCAAGAAGTTTTCTTGTAACAGTACCCTCTATTTGAGTTGTAGTCTTCAATTTACTCTTATCCTTCATTCCGTGCATATCCTGTAGATTTTCAACAGCCCTCATAAGATTAGTAACATCTTTTTTATCTTTAGCTGTCGTAATAGTCTCGTCTAATAAGTCAAGAGTATAATCCTCAGTCATTCCATGCTTTGTAAGGAGTTCCTGGAGCTCTTCTCTAACCATATCTCTAAATACCTCCGATTTCATTCTTCGTTTCCACATACCATGCTGAGAATCTGTAAGACTCCCAAAAGCTAAATCAATAGCAAGGTCTTTATTCATGGTTTGGGCATAGGCCATAGCAAGATTCTTCATCTTCTCAGATTTCTTCTTTACCTCTAACTGTGGTCTCCCGCTTATTGTGTAAGGAGTCATACGACCTTTAACATTAAATTTTATTGTTGGATATTTAGGATTCCAGAGAAAGTATCCCCAGGGAAGCCTAATATAGGTAGATGTCTGACCATGATTATTAGGATACACTTTCTTATTTATTACCTTCGCGCAATACCCATCATCCGACAGAGCCCAGTCACCAATTTCTGCATTTTGCCAAGGAACATATACTTTACCAAGTTTATCCATCTCCTTAACGGTATATATCTCATACGTAGTCAATCCTTTATCTCTATGTTTTATTGAAATAGTTTCCACTAAAAGTACTCTTCCATCCTCTTATATGTTGCCTCATCCGGGTCTGTATGATGATACAGAGAATAGGCTCCTTTCATAGCATCCCTATCTCCTCCTCCTATGGCTTTCATATAGTCATCTGAACCACTTTGACCAAACATATTAGCTAAAAACATCATATCCGACTCATCCTCAGACCATTCCTGAGGGTTTAGATTTAATCCTCCCCACTCTCTGTCACCAGTAGTATTCCTATAACGATTAAAGGCTGTAGACACACTAGGGTCTGTAAATTGATAATAACCTTTTGCAGTTGACGTAGATGGCTCAGCCATTGGATTGTCTGAACTTTCTATAAACCTAGATTTCCTAGCAAAATCATATATATTCTGCCCCATCCCAGCACGTTCATCTTCTGGTATTCCCATTCTATCAAGCTGTGATTTAAGATATCCAGAAGCTTCACTCCCAAATCCAGGCGTTTGCTCTGAGACCACATCTCTCGTTACGCTCCTGTTTGTCTCCAACTCTCCAACAAGCGAATCTCTGTAAGGGTCTGCCATCAACTAACTCCTGCAATAATAAGCAGTACTAATCCTATAAGAGCCATTCCACCAGCCATCCAGCTTCTCCAGTTCTCAAGACTGGAAGTGCGTCCATTAATCTTATCAACATGACTTTCAACTCTCTCAACAATAGTTTCAATCCTAACTATCCTGCTCTTCAGGTCTTCTCTGTACTCTACAACTTCCTTGTTATTCAACCTCTACCTCCAGCTCCATTGATTCTTCCTTTTAAAAAGTTCAATTGGTCAGTAACATCGTTTATTTCTTCCATAACCTTTTCATGTCTATTATCAGCTCTATCATCTGCTTTGTTCCATCTATCAATCAATTTTATTGAGATACCCTGTACATTAGAGATTTCTGATGCCATTTGAGCCATTGACTGTCGTAAGCTATCAAGGTCATCATCCTGTGATTTCAATGACTTGATAATATTCATTACCATATAACTGAACAATATAACTACTACGCCAATTGTTCCGTATTCTGCAAATATCTCTATCACTAGTCACTCTCTGTAAACAAACTACCATTAGCAAGAGTCTGTGCCTCTGTCTTAGTTAGGATAGCATTATTAGGGTAGTCCAATCCATTCCCCAATGCAATCATAGCAGTCAACTCTCCAGTCAACATACTAAATTCCCCCTTAACTATGATAAGACCTCCATCCAGACTCACTCTGGGAGCTCCTAATTTGCCTTTAAACGCACTTTCTCTCCAAGTTGGTGTATATGCCTCAGTTGGAGTAGAATCAACCTTATCAAGCAAATCTGCCTTTAAATCATCTGATGTATAACTAAGACTCTTAGAATCCATCCAAGTCTTAATATCTGCTACTGTATTAGAATTAGTAGGTCTGTCGTCTGCCAGTACCTTCCATCCCAACTTTGGTTGCAGTACACTTGGAACTGCTGACTCGTAAGTAGTCTTCTTTAAACAGATGTATAATTCATAATGTGCCATAATAATTCCTAACTGTGTTTGCTTTTGCCGTGATTATAATTCTTTGTTACTTCTGCTAATGATAATGCTCTGTTGTATACCCTTACTTCATCAAGGCTACCCTTAAAATGCCTACCTCCTCCATCCTCCAATGCTCCAATAGTTAGGCTAACATCGTCATTATCTATATTGCCTGTTTCAGCATCATTGTCCTCTAATGCTCCATTTATATATAATTTTTGATTTGCTCCATCATAAGTCCCGACAACATAAAACCAAGTATTGGCAGTGTATGAGGTTGTACTTGCTACAGCTTTAGCACTTCCACTGACATAAAAGTAAAAATAAAATTTTGCATCATCCCAAGCCAAGAGAAAGAAATTCCTATTAGTTAAGTCATCCCTACCAACAGGACATTTTTGTGCAGTTATATCATCACATTTAATCCAAGCTTCTATTGTTATAGCACTTTGTATATCCAATACAGTTGAATCACCAGCATCCACATACTCACTTCCACTTAGATTCAGCCACCCATTATTCGTATGTGTAAGTGGGAAGCCTAATATGTCTTTGCCAGAGGTAGTGCCTTCTGGGAGGAGGATTGTGTCTGGAGAGCCAGCAACTGTACCATTATGATAAACACTTATGTTTGCACCATTGTCATGTGCTGTTGCTGTTGTACCATTATAGCCTCTTGTTACTGTTAAATTATGGGTTGATATTGAAGTAACAAGCAATTCTTCATTATCAATAACAAGTACATCATTAACTGATACTAATGCTCCATTATTAACTGTAAGAGTAACATCACTATCACTATACTCAGCACCTTCATTAATGGTAATAACATTACTTGTTAAAACTTTATTACTCCAAGTAACTGCCCCACCATTTCTCCAATAACCAACTAAATCACCAGCCTTTGAATGTGTAGTAGCATCGAGAGCCACACCATCATTAAATAGTTCTTGTACTTCTGCAAGAGAGAGTGCAGTCGTCCACATAGAAACTTCACCCAGTATCCCATTAAATTCCTGACTATTAGTACCACCAATCACGAAATCAGCAGCATTATCCAAACTGTTTCCATCCAGTGCACTTATACTGGTCGTGACATCTAAAGAGCCGTTGATATATATTTTACAATCCGAACTTCGGTCAAAAGAACATACTATATGATATAGTTTATTACTGGATAAAGCACTTGCAGATTCTATTGAAGCATTTGCAGTAGTATCGTCTCTAATGTATATATTTATTTTTTCATTATCATACTTCCTTATAGTCCAACCAGGGGCTCCATACTTTGTGACCAGTCTTTGTATAGTACCTGAAGAAGTTTTGACCATCCACCACGAAATAGAAAAATCACTTGTACTAATATCAAGTTCTGACTGATCTCCCATTGACACTATATCATCAACCCCATCAAACACCAAAGGCTTACTCATCCCCATCAAAGCAGTCTGTGGGATTAAAGGCTCTGCATCAGCAGTAGTCCAGCCTGCTGCTACTCCTACTTCTTTGATTTCACAATTATCAATCCATCCATCTTTATTTGCAGTAGTTACTGTAAAAACGAAATCACCAGCACCACCATCTCCAACCCAATTATGAGTTTGGTCATGTGTCCAACTTGTAGAATCAGCTAAAGCAGTAGCACCCTCATTTGTAGTTACAGTCAATGTTGTACCAGCTTCATTCTTATATGAAAATTTTGCTCTATAGCTCCTGCCCAATACCGTAGTCCCACCCCAAATTATGCCAGCAGATCCAGCAGCACCAGACGCTATTTTTAAGCTTGAACTATCAATGGTATAAACCCTATTAGAACCTTGTGCACTCCATCCATCGGGAGCTGTATCACCTGTTGCACCTGTCCAAGCTGTACCACTTCCAGCATCATGTGCTTCTACCAAATCATCCCCATAAAAAGTAGTAGTACCGTGATTGCCCATTTGGACTTCTTTGACGGTGACATTATCTATTGTACCAGCAAAAGATGAATTACCCTCAAAATATGCAGTGCCAGTAGCAGTTGCAGTAAATATTAAAGTATAGTTATTTTCACTTGATGAAATATTGCCTGTAGCATTTTGTGTCCCATTCACCCACAGTTTCACATTACCAGCATCAACAGTTACATCAAATACTAACTTATAAAGCTTACCAGAAGTAAATACATCACTCTGAACTAACCCAGATTGTGTTCCAGCAGTCTTTGTAGCAACCCCACTACCGATGCTCCAACCAGTTCCTTCAGTCCAATCACTATCATCGTCAAAAGTACCATTAGTAACCAATTCACTCCCCAACC